ATTTTTGTGTAATGAAAGATTGCATAGCTATATTACAAGAAAAGTATTTTGAAGCCCTTGACGGGGTTTTATCTTACAATGGGGTAACTATACCAGTGTACGATAGTTCGTCAATCCCTGCTGATGCTATACAACCCTATGTGCTTTTATCCGATGTATTTGCAACTGAATTAGGCGAGGGTAGTAAATCAAGTTACGGGCAAGAGGTAATTTTTGAGTGCAGAGTAGTAACGAAGTACTTAAATGCTTTTGGAGGTAAAAAACAAGCAAGTAATATTTCAGACCAAATAATCCAAAGAATACGAACACGACAAGCAGGATATTTAGACTTATCCCCTGATTTTTATATGATAAAATCGGAGTTAGAAAGTACAAATAGCTTTGAGGAGTTGGTAAGCGATGGGATATTAGTAAATAGAATAATAAGGTTTAATCATACAATTCAAGAAGTTTAACAATTTAAAAAATATAAAAAAATGGCAGGAGGAGTATTTAATGGCGACTTAATGATTATTAAGGTAGGCTCTGAACAAGTAGCAGAATTAACTAACTGCGAATTAACAATGACCACTAATATGTTCGAGATTACGAGCAAAGAGAGTGGAGGCAAAAAAGAAATTTTAGCAGGTAACTCTGAATGGAGTGCAACGGCTGACTTTAATGTTGATTTTGTTTCAAGTGGTAAATATGATATGGCTGATTTAGTAGCTGCGTGGGATGCAAAAACAGCATTATCAATTACGGTTACAAACGGAGTAACTGGAGATAAACAATTTGCAGGAACTGCATTTATTGACAACGTAACTTACACTGGACCTCAAGGGGATAAAGCAAGTGGAACGGTATCATTTGCAGGAACTGGAGCATTAACAATTACTACTATCGTGTAATGGCAGGAACAATCGAAATTAAACTTGGAAACGAAGTAAGAGGATTACGTTTTGGTAATTATGCCTTAATGACTTATAATTCACTTACAAATACCGATGCTTTATCGGTAAAAGAATTAGATGAAACCTATCAATATATTGATTTCGTAAGGGATATTGTGTATTGTGGGTTAAAAGGTTGGTATAAAGTTAATGGTAAGTTATGCGACTTTACATTAAACGATGTAACGGAGTGGGTAGATACGATGGACTTTAACAATGTTAAGTTAATCGTAGATGAGTGGAGTGCATCAATACAATCTAGTGAATTGATAAAGCAAGGAATAGAGGCTTTGAATGTTGCAGATAGTGAAGTAAAAAAAAAATAACTTGGTGTGATATATACGACCAAGCTATATCTGAAATAGGGTTAAAACCTGATGAATTTGAGGATATGACTTGGTCTAACTACCAAAGGGTTGTAATACATCACTACAAACGAGAAGCGAGTGAATGGGATAGAACAAGGGTTTTAGCATCATTGATTTTAAATACTAATGTAGGTAAAGCCCATCAAAAAACACCAATGCAGTTGATGCCTTTGTGGATAGACAAATTTGGTAGAAAACGTAAGCAGATAACGGAAGCAGATAGGGATAGAATACTAGAAGCAATTAAAAGAAATGAAGGAAGAACTAATAGTAGCGTTATCGGCTGATATAAAAGACCTAAAGGCTAACCTAGAGAAAGCAAATAACTCTATTAAGGGGTTTTCTGATAATGCAGGAGGTAATGTTAAGAAGTCTGCTAATGACTTTAATCAATTAGGAGGTGCTGCGAGTAAGTTAGGTGGGATGATTGCAGGGGCATTTGCCATTGGTGGGATGATTTCCTTTAGCAAATCAGTAATAGACACTACTGCACAATTCCAAAAGTTTGAAGCCGTATTAAGTAATACATTAGGTAGCAATTCAGCAGCCCAAATGGCTATGGATTCTATTGTAGAGTTCGCAAGTAAAACACCTTTTCAGGTTGATGAATTAACTGGAGCGTTTGTTAAGTTAGCAAATCAAGGGTTTAAACCTACGATGGCAGAAATGAAATCTTTAGGAGATTTAGCAGCATCTACTGGAAAATCATTCGACCAATTAGCAGAGGGCATATTAGATGCTCAAACTGGAGAATACGAGCGTTTAAAAGAGTTCGGTATTAAGGCAAAGGATATGGGCGATAAAGTCCAATTCACTTTTAAAGGAGTAAAGACAGAGGTTGAAAAGAGTTCAGAAGCTATAAAGGGTTATATCGTTTCATTAGGTAATGCCAATGGTGTTACTGGTGCGATGGATAAAATCAGTAAAACATTAGGAGGTCAAATATCTAACTTATCGGATAATTGGACAACGTTAATGAAAAATTTAGGGGATAGTAATACGGGAGTAATGAGTAAAACCGTAGATTACTTAAACCAAATGTTAGGAGCGATAAACAAGATAGGCAAAGCCGATAATATAACATCGAAGTTAGGAATAGACCAAAGGGGTAAGAGTTGGACTGAAGTACCATTTGCAGAAATGATAAACCTTATTGGAGGTGTTACGGTTGGGCAAGCAGAAAACTTAAAACTTGCTGATACTTATGATGCTTTAGGTAAAAAGATTCAGGAAGCTAGTACATCTTCAGTTAAATTACAGAATTTACTTGTAACCTTTAAACAACAAAGAGATGGATTAGATAAGGCAAACCCTGAATGGAAAATCTATAATGAAAGGTTAAAAGATGCAGGAGAAGCCCTAAATGCTTTAAATATTGAACGAGCTAAAGTAAAAGATGCAAAAGGTAGTGCTATTGTAGTTAATACTAATTCATTAGAGTTTGCGACAAAAGAAGTAAAGCGACTTAATGATGAGTTATTTAAAACTAATCTAGGTACTTCTAAATATGCAAAATTAGATGAAGAATTAACAAGAGCATTAGATAAATTAAAAGAATTAGAGCATCAAGCATTAGTTTCTAGGATTGGTAAAGATATTACACAAGGTCCAACAATGGATGAGCAATTTGCAAGGTCTATGGATGTAGATTTATCATCATTGCAACCTGCCGTAAAAGAAGTAAACGACTTACAAGCAGGTTTTAACCTTGTAATGAATCAGTCTAAAGAATTAGAGGTTATTGGGGGTGTTATGTTTACCCCAATGCAAGATGGCATTAAGGAAACGATGGTGCAAACTAATGAATTAGCAATAGAATTAAATAATCTAGCAATTAATACTGCAGAAATGTTTGCAAGTGGTTTAGGGGATGCGTTTGCTCAATCAATTATAGAGGGCGAAAACTTTAGACAATCAATGGACAAAGTGTTTAAAGATTTAGGTAAAATGATTATTGCACAAATAGTTAAGATGTTAGCTTTAAAGGCTTTAATGGCTTTAATAGGAGGTCCAGTAGGAGCAGTAGGGAGTACTGCAATTAGTGGTGCAAATATCGGTGCTAATGCAGGTGGTATTGGCTCGTTTTTAAGTGGTATTTTTGGCAATAGAGTATCTACTGGAGTGAGTGGTGGATATAATAGTGGAGGTTCGGTAGAGTTTGAAATTCGAGGAGATAAATTGTATGGGGTGTTACAAAATTATTCAAGCCGTTTAGATAGATTAGTATAATGGTATATAACGATAAATACTTTTTAGAATTTGATACTTTAAAAACTGCTGATAGTGCTATCAAGTATTACAGAGTATTATTTTCTAAATTAGAAGAAACTGCACAAACATATACTTTGGTAGAGATGCAAGGCTCTAATGCTCCATTTGTATTAACGTATAGGAGTGCAGAGAATAATGCTTTTAGCCCTATTAAAACAAGTGCAGCAGAGATAAACGTATTCTATCCGTTAAATCCAAGTACAGACCTACCAAGCCCTGATACATTCTTTAGTGCGAGTTCGGATTATGAATGGAGGGTGCAATTATACGAGATAATAGATAACGGAGCGACAAGTACATTAAAGTGGCAAGGCTATATAGTAGATTCAGATATTCAATACGAGTGGCAAGATATTTTTTATTATCGCTTAACTGCGACCGATAATCTATCGGTACTAAAAGATAAAAAATATACTGCAGATGATGCGTTTAGATGCCCAACATACGACCCTACAACTGGGATACTAGTAAAGGATTATATTATTGAGTTAGTGAATTTTGCAGGTAATCTTATTAATTATAAGATGGCTTGGAATATGAACAACGATAGTACTGCAGTTAAATTAGCAGATATTTACACTTCAAAGTATAACGGAGTAGATTGGGCTACATACCAACCTAAAAACGTACACGATATATTAAAGAACTTATTAGATAGTATAGGAGCAATTTTATACCTAGATAATAACGATTGCTCGTGGACGGTATTAAATGTTTCAGAGGTAGGAACTAGAACTGGTAATTTAGTACCATACGAGCTATACGACTATGCGACTACTTATATTTCAAGTGGGGATTTAGATTTAAACTCTAGTATTAATACGGGTGGAACAGATTTAGTATGGAGGGATACAAACCAAATAGTTACCTTAAATAAACCTTATGGCAAAGTACAATTCAAACACAAGTATATACCAAAAAACTTACTTGCTAACTATGGATTTGGGCAGGATTTAAGCCATACGGACTGGTACGATTATGGTACTTTTTTAAGTGCCGTAGAGGCTACTGCATATCAAAGAACTGGTATAAACTACGATAAGAATTTAGTAAAGATTACTAGTTCGGAATCAAACACTACATTACCATTAGATACAAGTAATTTCTTTTATCAAAATATAAATATTGAAGATAGTAAAGTAATAACAACTAATAGTAATGAAAGATGGGCTATTTATACTGAAATTGACACTTATTTAACTTCTCCAACAACTTCTGTAAATGAGGGGTTTAATTACCAATTAAAAATGGTTGATATCCCTAATTCTAGTACATACCAATTTGAGTTTTCAAATCAAGCAGATATAGATGCAGGAGGTAATTGGTATAAAAATAGGGATTCGTGGATTCCAGTATTTGCCAATAATTCAAACCCATATACAAGGGTAAAAACATTTACAAAATACATACCTATACAAAATAGTAACCCAACACTAGCAATGAATTTTTTAAAGTATAGATATGACCCATTAACAAGTAGTTCAGGAGCATACTATATTGATAATATAAGATTAAATATAACACCTTTGTCTTATAGAAGTGTTACAGAGTTAGGGTTTGTGGCTACTCTTTATCCTGATAGAGCATCATTAGAAAAAGAAACATATTTTCACGGAGGAGTAAATGAATCTGATTGGTATGTATTTGAGGGTGCATTAGGTCTAAAAGATGGAGTAACTAATACATTTTATTGTAATGCTTTATGGGATAGGCATTTTGATATACACGATGAAAGTTCATTTAACTACCTTAATGCAGTAGTAGCAAAATCTATTTTATCGTTTTATAGAGGGACATCACGAAGAATAACTGGTAACATATACGGAGAAGATATTTCATACCCTAAATACTTTGAGGTACAAGGCTCATCTAGTATAGGAATCTATGAAGATATATACAAGGCATTTGAAGCTAGAGTATTGGCAGATAGTGGAACGGTTGAAACTGCTTTATGTGGTTCGGACTTTTTAAGAGAGTTTTATGATATACCTGCGAAGTTCTTAATGGTAGAGGCTACGTTCGATTATGCAAATAGCACAACGAGTGTAAATATTCACGAAGATTTAACAAATGAAATAGAAATAGATTTTGAGGTAGGGTTTGGAGGTTTCACTTTTGGTAACGGAATATTCCCTCAACAATTCGGTAGTACTACGAGTGGGCAATTAGAAGTAACAACGGGCTAAAAAGATAATTTTGTAAAATGCTAAAAATATTAGTATTTTTGTGTAAATAAAGGAGTATGCAGTTTAAACAAGTATCACACGAAATAAAGGCTTTAGATGATGCAAAAGGTATCGTAATAGCCTATGCAAGTGTTTACAATAACATAGATGCTGATAAAGAAAGAATCGTACAAGGTGCTTTCACAAAGACTATACAAGAGAATAAAAAGCGTATCAGAGTGTTGAAAGACCACGACCCTCGTATAGGGTTGGGAGTGCCTTTAGAGATTAATGGTAACGACCCTTATGGACTTTTAACCACTACTCAATTTAACCTTAAAAAAGAGGTTAGTAGAGATATGTACGAGGATATTAAGTTATTCCTTGCTAATGGCTTAAATGCTGAATTATCAATCGGATTTCAAACGATTAAAAGCATTGAGGAACAAACAGATGAAGAAAACGAGGTGGAAACGATTACAGAGGTTAAACTTTGGGAATATTCGTTTTTATCGAATTGGGCAGCGAATGACAAGGCAATCGTACAAGATGTAAAGAACAAAAAAGAAAGTGCTATGGATTTATTGGTAAAGATGTACAATTTACCATATTCAGATAGCAGATTAAAAGCAATAGAATCATTACTATTATCACTTGAAGAAAATGAGCCGTTAGAAAATAACACTCCAATTGTAGAGCCGATAAACGATTCAGAGCAAAAAGCAAATGAATTATTTAACTATTTATTATTAAAAGGAGTATTAAAAAATGGAAATTAAAGATGTAGTTGATGCAGTAGCATCACAAATCGAAACGAAGTCAGTAGAGTTCGATTCAAAAGTAAACGCAGTTAAGTCTGACGTTGAAACAAAATTACAAGAAAAATCAGTAGAGATTGAGAACTTAAAAGGTCAAATCACTAAAATCACTGAAAGAGCAGATGAGTTAGATACTCTTATCTCTAAAAAAGCAAATGATAAAGTACAAGCTAAATCATTTGGCGAAGCATTAGCAGATGCTGCTGATAACGAAATGGGTAACATCGAAAAGGCTTTGAAGTCGCAAGGTGGTTCTCACACAATCCAATTAAAAGCAGTTGGTAATATGTTGCTTTCATCTTCATTAACTGGGGATTCAGTAGCAAGTTACTCACAAAGACAAGCAATTTTACCTGCACAAGCGTTGAACTTTAGAGATTTAGTTCCATCGGTATCTAGTGCAACTGGTACTTACGTTCAATATCGTGAAACTGGTTCAGAGGGTTCAATCGCTGCACAAACAGAGGGTTCTTCTAAATCACAAATTGACTACGATTTAACAGAGGTTAAGACCGTAAACGCATACATTGCAGGTTACGCAACTTACTCTAAGCAATTCGCTAAGTCGTTACCTTTTATGCAAGGTACATTGTCAAGAATGTTGTTAAGAGATTTCTTCAAAGCAGAAAATGCTTCTTTCTTCTCAACTGTTTCAGGTGCTGCAACTGGTGTTACAACCGTTACTGCAACTAATGATGTTGAGGAAATTGTACAATTAATTGCAAACACTAAAAACGCTAACTATAATGCTTCATTTGCTTTAGTAAGCCCATCACAAATGGCACGATTAATTATCGCTACATTTGCTAAAGGTTACTACGCAGGTGCAGGTGCTATTATCTTAAATGGTGCAGGTGGTGTAACAATTTGGGGTACTCCAGTATTAGAAGCATCTTGGGTTACTGATGACAAAGTATTAATCATCGACAGAGATTTCATTGAAAGAGTTGAAGTTGAAGGATTAAATGTTACTTTCTCTTACGAGAACGGAACGAATTTTGTTCAAAATCTCGTAACAGCGCGCGTAGAATGTTACGAAGCTATCAACTTAATGATGCCAGCATCAGCAATCTATGCGGATTTAGGTAACGTGGTTTAAGGAATGTTGCATAATTAAATAAAGCAAAATTGGCAGGTACTTAAATGTATCTGCCTTTTTTTTTGCTAAAAGTTTTAGTATATTTGTATTATGAAAGTTATATCTAAAATGGACTTCATCCACGAGGGGGAT